AACACTCGATACGGGTGGATGGTTAGGCCTTACCCGACAGGGACTTCCACCCTGCAAGAAGCATCAAGCTTAGCTTGACGCACTAACGCCTCAATAACCCGCAGCTGGAACGCAGCGAAGTGGAGTGTAAGCTGTCGGGCGCCGAAGGCGTGAAGTTCATTGACTTGTATGGTTGTTCTTGCCTGCTTCATTGGTAGCCAGACGATTTTTATAAATAACAAACATTTCTTCAGGAGCTTTACCGTAGGTTGATATAAATGCTTGGCTAAAATTCTCTCCCATCTCTAGCTTACGAAGCAAATCAACACCTCCGGTAGGGTGAAGAAATTCATAGAATAGTGATGCTTGGCGATAATCCATGTGCTGCTGGTACCATGGTTTAGGCCACGTATCGCTTGGAACTATATAATTCAGAGGCCAGCGAGCGCTGAAGAATGCACCTTTATCTGATGCAACAATATGCTTACCAGCCTGAATATATTCCAACGCCTCTTCTCGACTAATGCGAGTAGCACCACCACCGTTTGAAGCATATGTAGCTAACCCATCGTGATACCACTGAGGAATAAAGCTGGCTTTAAATATAGATATTTGCTGAAAAAGATGTAAGTGTGACAATTCATGTGCAAGCCACATAGAGAAGTCTTCATTTGAAATTAAGTGAGGAGATAGAAAAAGACCATTTGAGGCTACGGCTGCAAGAATACCGCCGTTCATACCTGTATATGAATTAAAGCAATCTTGAGTATCACAAATATGAACAATCACTTTTTTCGGGAATGGCTTACCATGAACTTCTTCAATTTTCTCAATTTCGTCATCTATGACTTTTTGAATGAGTAAAGCAGCCTCATCCATGCCTGGTTTAAACAAAACACGGTCATCCATAGCCAATTTATTAAATTGATCTACCACTGGTGACTTCCCTTCAAGTGGAGAGAAATTATCTGGGCCTAAGAGTAGAAAAATCAGAAGTATGGCAAAACACAAAAAGAGAACTGTGCCCCAAATATATTTTGACCAAGTCATTTTCAGCCATCCCTGCTCGGTAGAAAAAGTGCAAATGGTATTGCAATTGGGCCAAATAACCCGCCTAAGAAAACCCATAGTATCCGATTTAGATTCCTTTTTCGTGCTATCGCTAAGCAGATAACCATACAAACAAGACTCACAATAAATAGGATATACATTTCATACTCTCTACGTGATTTGTGCGGACATTTAAGCCTTGCTAAACGGCAGCTGGAACGCAGTGTAGGCTGTCCAGTGGAGGGCGCGATTTTTGCGCCTGGAACGTATTTCAGCAACTTGTTATGCATTTGCAAAAGCTATGAATGATTTAGTGGCTTTAAAACAGAGACCAACCCCAATGAAAGCTGAAATATAGTAAGGAAGTCCCATATAGACGAACTCCAAGTCTACAAGATTATCTTCGTGTATAAGGTTACCAACAAGCGCCCCCGCTATTGGAAGGAAGTACGCCATAAATAAAAATCGGAACCCCCATGATAGCTCTTTAAATGCAGTTAATTCATAGCTCTTAAACAAAGTAGAGAAACGATAAGACACTAACAGGAATGCAAAGGGTATTAAAAACTCAATGATTCCTGACAGAATTTCTAGAAAAAAGAACATCCCCACCAATCAAATCTCCTAGCCTGATAACTCTTTATGCATAACGCCCAGCTCACCAGCGACCAAGCCGGAATGGTTTTTGTGGTATGGTGTCGCGTAGCGAAACCCACAAAAACCATGTAGGTTTGGGCGTCTGCGTGGAGCTGTTTGTTAGCTTATTTTATTTTGAATACAACGTTAATGCCTTGGCTTATTGTAATTTTTTTCGGTACGAACATAGCAACTCGGGCTCGACTAGGCGAGTAGGCCATTTCAGCCATAATTTGTTCTGACCTTGCCCCAAACGTAGCGAAAAACGAACCAAAATCTGAGTTTTGTGATATTGCATATACTGAATGAATTTTTGTATTTAGGCTTTCAGCCATTTGCTCAGCTTTATTTCTTGCATCTTTGCTTGCTACTGCAACAAGCTCTCGCTCAATATCTTTTCGATTGCTAACATTAAATGCAGTTCTAACACCAGAAACATTATCAATAGCAACAATATCGCTAATAAGCTCGGAATATTTCGATAAGTCATGTATCTCTATAGTTAGAGACCTCGATACTTCATAACCTAATATCTCTAAGCGGTTATACTCAGAATCTCTTTTTCTTTTTGTGCTTTTTTCTATATCTGTAGCCTCAATAGCTTCAGGACTAATGCCATACGATTGGAGAACTTTAAGAACACTATCTGTAGCAGTACCAACCTTTTCTAGAGATAAATCAGATTTTTCTTCGAATGACATGATTCCAAGGCTTACAGTTGCCATATCTGGTTTGACTTCACGCTCAGCTTTCCCCACTGAAACTACAAAAGGAAAATCAGGTAAATTTGCGGAATAACCGATTGATGAAGACACCAATAGTATTAAGGCAAATACAATTCTAAACATTTAAACATCCTATAATTCGTGATCCTTGGTTTAAGCTAACATTTATATAGTGGTCATCATGACCACTATTATCTTGACTACTGTTTCTGATACAAATTTACGCCAACACGCCATCTTCTTCCACTAAATCAATAGATTACGATCATTTGGTACTGCCGACCCATCTGGAAAAATGATCATCATGACCACTACCTCCATTTTTAACCGATCTTTTAACCCAATGATTTTAAAGCATTTTTATGCAAGTTTGATCAACTTAAAAAAATAAAAATCACAGTGATCATAAATCCTATGCTGGCCTCCCCGCTGAGGCTACCCATCCACCAGCACCCGCCAAACCACCCCCATCATCCGCCAGCCGCTTACGCACCATATAGGCCACACCACCCAGCGTAATCACCACCCCTGAGCTGTAGCAGGACCACCATTAATAATGGTAAATATCTAACCCACCTCACTCAAACCCCAATATTGATTGAAGCAAAAATTCGTACACTGAGGCCCAAAACGAAAAAATCCCGCACCAGGCGAGGTTTTAAGTCCTTGAAAAACAAGGAAGAATTTGGGGTGGCCGACGGGGATCGAACCCGCGACCTCAGGAGCCACAATCAAACCTAAATCCATTTAATTGTCATATAGTTACCGCCTTTTGTGTGTAAATGGTAAGGTTGTTAACCGCCCCTATAAGCCTCGTGGTTACTCAACTACTCAAGTTTTTACACATAAAAAGACTGTATATTTCCACAGAGTTCATACTGCAATCTCCAGCAGTTGATCCCTCTGAGAGGTATAGGTTAGGGAGCAATGTTCCTGCCGCATCTTCCATTTCTTATGGGTACCTTCGGCACCAGGGAACAGAACCCTCTGGCCGAACTTACGATTGATCTGATCCATCGCCGAAATAGCGTCCCATGGCCTTAACAATTACCCTGGAGTGAATAGCTCATCCTGCCCCACCACCCGCGGAAAACCAGCAGAAGTATCTCCAGCTCTCTGCGGGAATGTCGCGGCAAGATCCGAAAAGGACAGGAAGGACACAAAGGCATCCCAGCCTGCCGGCAGCTTAAAACTTAATCAACACTTTTAGTGAAGTACAGGCTATCTTTCACCCGAACCCCAGTGTGTGGATCAGTTACATACCAAGTCAGCTCATAGTCTCCAGCTTCAAACCAAGCAGGTATATTTAGATAATTTCGAGTGTAATCCTTCGCCTCAGAATAATTTAACACCACATCCTGTGACTTATGAATGGGATAATTATCACCGTTGGGGAATTTGAGCACACTCCATTGTTCGAACATAATCAATGATTGCGTAGAGTCCATATTACGAATGCTTGCATCATAGTTGACTCTACCCCCGTAGGAAGGAAGTGAAAACTCGGCAGGCTCATCAAGCTCAATCGCCAACTGAATGTCCGAAACATCACCCTTTACAACCAGCTCAATATCCCAGAACTCTACGAAACCACCAGACATATTAAACTTAAACTTGCCTTTTCCATCGAGAAAGTTTTTTGCCAAAATGCTATTTTCATTTTCACAAAATTCGATGTTTCCTATCTGTGGGACAGGATTGGGATTTTCCGGTGTTGGAAGGTCGACGGAATAATTAATGAGCGTTCCTTTGGCAACACCATGCATAATATCGTCAGGCCCTGCAGATTCTTGTGTTACCTGATAAAATGCAGAAAAGGCATCTCCATCTTTAACTTCAGCATTGATACAAATTTTTTCAATAGCATCAAATTGATAGCCAATATCTAAATTCACCTCATGTGTTATTCCATCTTCCATTCTGAAGGGATACGGCTCACCTAGGTCTATTTTTGTACTAATCGTTTCTGCCTGAACCAATGTCGATGCGCAGATTAAAGTGATACCACCAATAGCATTTTTCAACACAGTCCTTTGCAGGGAACTGTTTTTATTTAGTTTTTTCAAAATTACAACCTATTACATATATTATAAGGTACAACAATACTTCAGACAGTTTTTTAGAGCCAAATCCCGATAAAGCAAGACCTGTTCCTTGACAATCAGTATTTTTTACGCTTCTTGGCTGCGCCAATCTGCGAAAAATTCCTTTATAGGTTTACTGGTCTAAAACTGCCTGGAGCATTGTATTTCACCCTTTTCCACCCTCCAAAATTTTCTTCTCTTTAACCGTACCAAATAAAAAAACAACTAGAGGCAACACTACTAACTAATCTGGTTATTCCAGTAAATATTATTTAACGCGGATAACAATTGTGTAGCCACCCGGCCAAATCGCTGTCCGTATCCCGGTATAACGATACTTTTAATCACCCACTTGGAATCGCCATAGCCGCAATAGAACTATGCACAGCCAGGCGATTCGCTACTTCAACAATGCAATCCGACACCAGGCCCGCTACATGATCGGCGACATTTACCGCTTCGCCACCATCGGTCTGCAGGGTTTTGGTGGTGACATAAACGCTGGTCATTGGATCGCCAGCGCCGTCTGTTTGCACGGTATTCTGGTCGTCGATTACGGCGATGGTGCATTTCAGTACGGCGGCTGCGGGTGTTTCAGGGGTTGCGGCTTCGGCTTTCTGGGTTACCGTTGCACGCACAATAGTGCCGGCGCTGTGGCCGTCGTCGATGGTGTAGGCGAACTGCCAGGCTTCCAGGTTCGGTACGGTTTTTGGGGAAAAACTGGGCATTGAGGATTCCTTTTAATTAATCAGATTTATGTACGCCGTTATGGGTAATGATTCGGTGCTGGGGATCGATACCGGCGGCATAACTCTTACCACCTACAGAAACCTTGTACACGGTATGCAGGCCAGCGCACTCAATGCTCTCAACGGTTTCCCAAGTCATCGGCCCCTCTTCGTGCAGCACACCCAGCTCAACCCCCTGGCAGTGCTGTGCTTCATACACCTGGCCCGCGCGGTCGGTAACGGGGGTTTCACGGCTGCAAACTACCTGGGCGCCGCTTTCTGTGGTGAGTAGTACACAGGGTATTTCTAGCTCTGCATCTACCGCGCCGACAATTGGGCTTAGGTACGTATCGTGGTCACCGGTATCCCAGCAGTCGATCAGGTCGCCGCTTTCGCAGTTGTCCGCAAGTAAACCTGCGCGCAGCCAGCTGCCTGCAGCAACGCACCAGGGGTCTCTAGGTACCGTGGTGCCGCCGCCATTGCTCGGGGTGGTGATGGTGCCTACACCTCGGCGCCAAGTATTGGCGGCGAGATGGGAAAAATTCGTGGTCGCGTAATAAGTAACTGCGCCGCCCTGACTGCCGGGATCATCGCAGTACACATAGTATTTGGTGTTGAATGAAAGCCCAGTAATACTGCCGGCGTTATAGCTGATAGCACCAAAGCCGAACTGCACCGAGTGCGAGGCGATAGTAATTTTTGCGGTGCTGCCAGCATCGGAAGCGGTCAGTGCGGAGCTGGTGGGCAGGCTGGCAATACTGGATTGAATCATCGGCAGATTGCGCTGGTCCTGTACTTCCACCACATCGATTTTCACATAATCGATTAAGGTATCACCCGTTTTACTCGCGTAATTAACATAAAAAATCGGGGTGATAAAACGTACTTTGTTCTGCAGTTTGGCCGGGTTGCCTATATGGTTTGCCCCCCTTGTCGCACTGTAACTAGCATTGCCACTGGAGTTGCCTTTGACATAGGCCACTAACGTCTGCCAGTACTGCCCCACTAGATTTAATTCAGTGGCAAGGACGTAGTGCTGGCTGCTTCTACTCTCCACGCCGGTGACATTACAGAGCTTGCCCGCACCATCGTACCCGGCTAGGCCGGCATACATGGTGCGATCAGCATCACCATTGCTATACACATAAACCCTGGCCTCAAGCCGGTACAACTTACTGGGGTCAAAAGGGATCTTTTCCTGATGCAACATTGTCACATGATCAACAAGGCGAGCCGCGCTACCACCAATCTCTACTTGGCTACTGTCTGTGTATAAAGCCTGAGTGCCACCAGAATAATTTTCCCAATACTGCGGATAATTGCTATCCGAAAAATCCTCCAAAAAGGTATTCCGCATCGAGCGGATTTGTGCGCGCTCCTGTGCTGTTGCGCCCTTGGTGGCACCATCCTCGGGTTTGTTCAGTCCAAAGACGCCCTCCCAATCTGCACGCGAGCCAGCTTTTTGGTCGATCTTAACCAGTACCTTTTGCCGTGTGCTGTATACGGCCTGCCATTTGCTATTCCAGCTATTGCGATCAATCGTGGTCACTGTGCTGGTATTGTTCCAGCCAGTACCGCTGAGATAACTGGAAAGCGCTGTTATTGCGCCGCTGTAATTGGTTTTCTCGGTGGTAATGCCGTAGCTATTGGCCTGCCCTTCGATATCGCCCTGCTCTGCCAGAATCTGGTTCCATTCGCGGACTGCGGTTAATTTTTCTGCCGGGTGTAGCTTGCCATCTGCAGCAATATTACCCAGATCCAGCAGCGCGGCGGTGGCGTCGGCCTTGGCATTGGCTGCAGCACTCGCTGCGGCTTCTGCTTTGGCATCCGCTGCAGACATACCCTGCAATGCCTCAGGGTCACCACTGCCGCCCAGGGTAACCACAAGGCCACCATAGGTGCCGCCATCGGTGGAAGTGGACCAAATAGAAATTTCATTGGCACCGGCCTGCAGGGTGACCGGGAAGGAGTACCACTGGGTTGCGTCATTCGGTCCACTCATTACCCCAACCTGGGCGCCATTTAGCCCGACACGGGCACCACTCTCGGCATCATTGGCCAGCACATGGATAAAGCCCCGTCCGGCTATGGCGTTAAAGGAATACTTGGTGCCGCCGGCATAGGTAGTATTGGTGGGCCAGAGTAATCCTGCGGGCCGGCCATCCCATTGAAATTGCAGCGTGGCCCCAACCATGCCCGCTTCCCGTGCTTGTTGGGCGATGGCATTGAGCAAACCCTGGCGCGCGCTATAGGCCGCTTCCCAATTGATATTCCAAATGGTGCGGCTTATCGAAGTACTTTCTGCGGTATCGTTCCAGGTTGGAAACAAACCACCCAGGTAACTAGTCAACGCGGCCAGGTTGCCAGTGTAATTGCCTTTTTCGATTACCAGGCCAGCGCCATCAGCCTGGGCTTCAATGCCGCTTTGCTCTGCCAATAGCTGCGCGTACTCGCGAATTACGATGAGCTTTTCGTTTTGATGCAGCACCCCATCGGCGGCGATGTTGTCCAGGTCGGCCAGTGCGGCCTCAGCATCTGCCTGTGCGGCTTCGGCTTTATCGATGGCCTGTTGTACTTCAGGATCCAGCGCTGGGTCTTCATAGTCGGTATAGGGCGTGCGCGACTTGGGTACAAATAATACCCGTGCGGCATTGGTGCCGAGGCAGTTGCCGCCCTGCCCTGCGCGTCCGGGTGTGCTGGGACTTTCCCCATAGCAGGCGACGATTTTATTATTGCTGAGCACCGGCATCGGGTTCTGGGTGCCATCTACCAACAGCACCATGCCACCAGGGGCGCCGCCACCGCCGCTGCCACCGGCGAGGCTTGAGGGAGCCCCATCGATCGTTCGCCCTGGGGCGCCATCGCCACCGGTGGTATTGACTGTGCCACTGACGCCGATAGCGATACCGCGTGCAATCACCACGAGACCGGCACCACCCTGCCCGCCGGCACCGCCGAACCCTACCGGCTCATAGCTTCTATCGCCGCGCAGGTATTTCATACTCTTGCCGCCACTAGCGCCACCAGTGCCGCGCAGGTCGTCGGGAATACCTTGTAAATCCCCAGCATTATTTTCGATATTCAGCGGCGGCATCACCGCGTTGCGACCGGTAACGACTTTGCCGCGCACGCTGTTGAAAATATAACGGTAGGTATATTCTGTTCCGGTAACCCGACCACCGCCGCCGACGCAGGAACCGAGAAAACCCACCCCGCCATTGCTGGGCACGCCACGCAAACTGCCGTCGATCTGCAACACACCGCGTACACGCAGCTCGACATTATCGGCCACAAACAGGGTGCGCCCTGCTGGGATAGTTAAATCGCCAAGGTAATAAAATACTGTGCGACTGTTATCTGCGCCATACAGAGTGCCGTTAGCAGCTAAGAAACCACTGGCATCGATATTAAGGCCGGCGCTGGTCATTGCAGCCCCTTCGGCGTCATACCAGGCATCTGGCAATTCGCCGTTAGTGCTGCTGCCTTCCGGTTGGTCGGCAATCATGCCGGCAGGCTGATAACTGCCGAATAGATCTACTGATACCGCACCGCTAACCTGATCGACGCTAATGCGCTGTACCTCCATGGCGCGATCCAGGCTGTACTCATCGAGGCCCAACGCTGGCAGCAGGCGGATATAGTCCACGTCATAGCTATAATCCGCTGTGTAATCGTTGCCGATATCCACGCGGACCAGCTCGATCTGGTTGCCGTTCCAATCGGTATTTTGAGAGAGGTCTACCGTGGCTTCATGCCACTCGCCTTTATTGGCGTTGAGGCGGTCGATCAGATCCAGAATCTGATCAGCACCATCAGAAAAATACACCGTGCTTTCTGTGTGCCTAAAAAATACCTTACAGCCCCAGCCTTTGGCGATGGGTTCATCACTGGTACGCCGCACACGTATTTTGACAAAGGGGATATCTGCCCCGGAAAAAGTCGGCGAGAAGTCGCGGCTAATCCAGGGGTTTTCTCCTTTAACTGTTACCGCAAGCGCGCCACCACTGACACTAGATGTAGCAATACCATCGCGAGCAATCCAGCCTTCATTGTCATTGGTAAAATTAAAATCGTAGGGCCTGTCTCCCCGAATAGAGTGGTCACGCAATTGCGGCAGACTCACCCGCACTATATCCCCCACTTCCAGGTCGTTATTACTGGGCAGTAATCCCAAACGCAGGCTTAAAGGTGGGCCGGCGAAACGATCGCGCAGGGCATCGAAGGTGTTTTTAATCGTGGTATAGGTATGCCATGAGTTGTGCAGTCCGCGAAACTTCAAGCTGTGCTGTTTTGCTTCTCCATGGATAGCCACCGAGTCCGCATCAATTAAATTATTAGAGCGAAGGAATTTGCCATCAAAGCCCGGCTGCTCAAACCAGCTCCACTGCACCGAGAAGATATTGCGCACCCCGGCCAGGTTGTACTTCAGCTCACCCAGGCTTTTCACATCATCGGGGCCAATGGTAGCCACAGTGCCGGATTCAGCCAGCACCCCAGCCATACGGCGAAAGCCCAGCTGGCCGGCAGCATTGACCGGCATAAAGGCGCCGAGTAATAAATTGATCTCGGTCTCGATAAACTTCTTGCCATCGGTTTTTTCCAGGCCATCGAAACGCAGGATCTTGCCTTTGCTGTTGTCGCTGGGCTTGTACCAGTCGGCGCCGATGTTTTGGAACTCATCCACCACCACAAAATCTGCATCTATACCCAGGTGCCAATTGCTCGGCAGTACGTTATTGGTGCCGAGAATCTGCCCGGTCAACACTGCATAGGCCAGCTGCGGGCCTGGGCCTTCCAGGTAGATAAACTCTTCAACCTCTACCCCGCTTTCGTCGTCGCTGTCTTCGGGTAATTCATGGTCGCGGGCAAAGGTGCCGAACAAACCCCTGGCGCAGTTGGTAAAGCTGCTACCGGTTTTGCCACTTGCACGCACAATCTCAAAGCCGTCCTGATATTTAATTTTCAGGTAATACACCGATTGGCCTGACGCATCACCATAGGCAATAGTGTGCGGGTTGGCTTCAAAGCTGCTGGTATCGAATACCTGCAGGGTGGTATCGGTCTTAGCAAAATTGGCAGCCAGGCGCGTGGTATTCGGTACAAAAATATCGCGGCGCATTTCGCGCTGGATATCCCGGCAGCGTACCCGGTACACGCCCTCAGCGTAGGAAATGGATTCCTCGGCAATCTGGGTTTGCTCCAGGCGGAACTCATCCCAGTCGAGCCCGGCAAAGCCTTGGTATAAGCGCACCGTGCGTCCCTTGATACCGTTGCCCTGCTCCAGCTCGTCGCGCAGCACATAGGACAGCTGGCCACCGATATCTACAACCTCAAAGGAAATAGCCCCAATCTGCGCAAGGCCCTGCTCAGGAATGAGTTTCTGACTGGTAGCACTGCACTTTTTTAGGGTGCCCAGAATCGCATTTAAAGGCAGGCCGGGAATATCGTTGTGGCTGGTAATGTAAAGCGGCAGGTCGTAGCCGATTTCAATGACCAAACGCAGCTCACGCTGGGGCGCCCGGTTGTACAGGTCAAAAGTTTCTGAGTTGTTGCGCATGATTAAGCTATGACTTGGACGGTAGTAAAAGAAAAAATAAAGCGGCCATCTTTCTGGCGCTGCTCTTTGAAGGATTTATATTTGAGTTGCACTTGCTGCGGAAAATCGGCAGTAGCCGCACTGCCATAAGCATCGAAGGTAAAAAATTCACCGAAGGCGCAGCTTCTTTTAAACTCTCGCCAACGGGCCAAATCTGTATAGGTCAGTTTTAGCGGTACCGTCTGGCAAAGGTACTCTTCCTCAAGGCGGTACACCGTGTATTCCGTTTTGCCACTGAGCGCTTTGTGCTCTTTGCCTTCTGGGCGGTCACTGCAGTCGTAGCGTTTTAGCTTGGCTTCGATTTGGAATTCACTGCCGTCACCGACAATAGAACGCGTTGGCGTGTATTGAATTAGCATGATCCTAACCCCTTAGTTCCTGCGCCTGACGGCTGTCGCTGGGGATAGGTGCCCAGTCCTGCTCAGAAAACATCGTGGTGAACACTGGCCCCAGCTTCTCGGCCATTGCCTGGGGATCATCGCTGACCATATCGCCTTCGATCGTTAGGTTTACTACCACGCCTGGCCTTTGCGCATCACCTTCCACAAAACCATCATTACCAGAACTGGCAAAACTCTCTGATGGGGTGGCAGCTACCGCGCCGCCAGTACTCATGCTGGGCGCGCTGGCATCACCAGAAACGCCGCCGGGCGCTTTCAGTGACGACAACATGCCGGCGATCTGCACCCCTTGTGTAATAGCCCCGGCGATCATTGGAATATTTTGTGGAAAACCGATCTCAGAAGCCTTGGCGATGTTTTTTACAAGGGAAACCCCTGTCGAATATACGGCCATAGCCATCTCTGCCTTTGCCGCTTTTTGGTTGTAGGCAGAGGCGGCAGACAGTATCTGCCCGGCACCGGCAGTAAACATTTTTAGTTTGCTTTTGTTGGAAGCCTGTTCGAGCTTTTCACGCTGCTTTCGATGTTTGTTTTCTAAAAGGGTGAGTTTGCGTTCATATTCATCATGAGCGAATATTTTGCTGGCATAGGCCTGATCCAGCAGGGCCATTTCTTCATCCTGCTGAACCTGTAATTGTTCCATTTCGGTGAGCCAGGAAAGCTGTAAAGTTTCCAGGCGGGCCACCATGCGCTGGCGCTCTGCTTCAGTAAGGCCATCGGCGCCGGCTTGGTTACCATCGCCCTCACCACTCTCCGAGCGTGCCTGCTCTTCAGCCAGGGCCATTTGATAGCGTGCTTTCTCGCGCTCGGCATATTCAGCCCGCAACGCCTCGGTGGATTCAAAACCTCGTTTTCTAAGCTCCTGTTCAGAAATTTGTAACGCCGCAATTTGTTGCAGTCGCTGCTCATGATCCAGTTGAATCTTGCCGCTCTGGTCGGCGAGAAATTGATCCAGCTGACTCAACTGCAGAGAGCCCGCATCTTGTTGGCGCTTCAACTCAGCCGCCGCGCGGTCCCGCTCTGCCTGCTCCCTGGCCGCCGCTGCTGCTTCTGTCGTTTTCCGCCGCTCCTCCCGTTGAGATTTTGCCGCTTTCAGGTCTGCGGCTTTGAGTTCCTGCAGCTGTGCGCGGTATTTTTCTACCCAGTAACTCTGTTGCTCAATTTGTACCGTTACGCCTTGAGCGGTCGCTTTCTCCAGTAGCTTCTGATGCGCGACATACTTATCTTGCAGCTCGAAATATTTATCTGCGCTCTTCTCGGCTTCCGTTGGCATCAACACAGTGCGCCACCAGCTCACAGTGTCGGCCACAAAGCCAACGCCTTTGGAGGCCTCTTCAGTCCTGCCCATGGCCTCCAGAAACTCTTGCCAGTTCTGGCTTAGAGTATCGACCTGGCCGGCGAGTCCGCCCGCCTCACCGGAGCCAGCCCCGCCTACCTGTTGTGCCAGCTTGGCCAGGATGAAGCGCTGCGCTTCGGCCACTTGGCCGCTCGCCTGCATGGTCCTGATCTGTTCTTTTTCTGTCTCAGTAAACGAGACACCGGATCGTTTCAGCGCTGTCAGGCCGCTTGCTGGATCTTCCAGCGCCTTACCAAGTTGCAGCGCTGCACTTTTGGCATCGCCACCCATTACTGCTGCCAGGTCTTGCGATAGCACAATGGCCTGGTCGAACACGTCGGTTTGCACTGACTTGAAGGTAAGCAATACTCCTTGCGCATCGCGGATACCGGAAACGCTCGCCAGGGTATTGCGAGCCACTGAGCGCGCTTGCTCATCCAGCTCCTGTGCAGTGCGTCCACTGGCGTTACCTGTCGCTCTCAGCAGCGCCTCAATCTTGAGCTGCTGCCGCTCCATCGCTTCGGCAGCGCGGATGCTCTTGTAGAAAACAGCGGTAACACCGGCCACCCCGGCACCAAGCAGTGCCCAGCTGGCCGCACCAGTAGTCAGCAGACCATTGAGCGCACCGACTCGACCGGAAACCCCACCCAAGGGGCCATCAATCGCGGCGACGCCCTGAGCAGCACCGCGCATCGAGCGACCGAACACATCACCAGCGGCGCTAGTGGACTTTATCTCGCGGGTGAACTGTTTATTGCGTGCGGCGGCCTGGGCCATCTCGCGCTTATATTGGGTGGAGCGCAGCTCCAGGTTTGCCACCATGGTGGCCATGGAAGTGTGTTTTGCCATTGCTCAACTCATGGAGTTCCAGATTGCGATTTGTTGCTGCACGGTTTTTGGCTTGTGCTGCTGAGGTAGGAAGTTAGAGACTTTGCCCCCCAGTGTGCCGGCGGCAATGTGGGCGAGCTGCCACTGCTGGACTTCAGTATTTAGGGGGCGTTCGGAATGATATTCGTACCAATGATCAAACTCGGTAGAACTCATGGAGCGCAACATATTGAAATAGTCGGGACGATTGAAATCCCGCGCGAGCTGCCGGGCAAAGAGGAAGCCCGGCACTAACCTTTTTTTTCGGTGTCCTCACTTTCTGTTTCGCTATCCTCTCCCTCTGCAGTTGTTTCTACATAGAGACCAGATAACTTGGCCGCAGGCACATAAAGCTCATCAATCAATTTAGGAGTAACGCTGCGGATTAAGCCCTGATGGATCTGCTCCAGTGAGTCCTGGCAATCCGGCTTCATCCAGATGGCATAGGCGACCAGCAGCAATTTCTTGCTCACCTCTCCCAGCCGGAAAGCCCAAAGCTGGCCAAAATTTTCCAGTTCAGTTTCCGGTAACTCTTCACCCTGCGGCAGCGGAATATCTTCGGTGGTCTTTTGCAGGTATTCACAGCGGTGGTAAGCACTCAGCTCAAACAGCTCCACTTCTTGTTGACCGAATAGAACGGTTTCGGATTCTAAAATAGGCGCAGGTATAGAATTCATGATTGACCACCTGCCATTACCGAAGGCTTGCCGGAAATCTTGAACTTCACGGTGCGGGTAATCTTGTCATCCTTGGGCACTGCCTTACCCCACCCAGTAATGTGGGCGATGATTTCCACCGTGGTACCCTCGGGATACTCGATTTTATAATGTTTATTGGTATCGGAATCGTAATCAGCACGCAGGGCCTGCTGGCCGCTATCGCTCTCTTTCCAGATCAAGGTAATGGAGACCTCACCGGCATCACGTAAGCCAGAAGGGTCGTAATCCATATATCCGCTGGTGCCATCAATCGGCGTCATCTCAACAGAACCGCGCGACTCCTCGCCGGGGTCGATATCCAACATGCCCGCCACTGGCGTATAGGAGCTGCCATCATCGCTGCGGGAAAATTTTGTTTTATAACCTTGTGCCATAGCTAAGACCTTATTGAGTTGTTTAGTTAAAGGGCTGAGGGTTCAATGGAATACTGGGCCGTATAAGTCAGGCGCACCTCGCCCAGTGGGTGATCCTGATCCAGGGCAAACTGGGTTTGGCTGAGTAGGAATAAGTCACAGGTGCCCTCAAGAGAGGCATCTTGCAGGGCGCTTTCAATATCTGCAGCTGCCTGGTCCAGTGCAACATAAACATCTCCGCTACTCTTCACTACCGCGGCAATAGTGAGATCCAATTGCCGACTGGTGCCGCCGTCCATTTGGTGATCTACCGGTTCATTCGCAAAGCCCACAATAATCGCCGGTAGCTTTTCCGGGCAGATACTCTCTGTGGTACCGGCCGGGGGGAAGTTGTAGCCGGATAGAGTTTTTAGCTTACTTAGTACCGCATCGCGGATGGTGATGCGTTGGGTCATTGGGATGGCTCCAGGAATTTCGGGCATAAAAAAACCCGCTGGTGCGGGTTTGGTTACTAAGACTGCTTAACTTTTATTGAACTGTAATTTTTTACTATCTTGTGTATTTAGCTGTATGACTGATACTATTTAGTTGAAATCACTCTGGTTTTTGACCACGAATCATGCCAACCTCGCGAAGAACCATTGCGACCTAAAAAGGAAAATGCTTCAAAGGGAACAAATCGAATTAAACTCCGACCTAAAGCTTGGCCCATTGTAATTTTCCTACCCTCAAAATTTACGACTCTCGTTCTAGTAATGAGTTTTCCAGGAGTTCTCCCAAAAATAAACTCAGCCAAAGAGTAGTATAAAAACATTACTACTGAAGCAAATATCGAACCCCATGCTCCAGCTAAAAGATAATCACCCCCTACTTGAACAATAACTACCATTAAAACAATAACCACCAAATAAAAGATGATTGTGTCAACTATAAGATTGACAAATCTTTTTAAGGCGGAGGCTAATTCATAATTAGGTTCATCTTCACTTATTTCAAGTGAACTAGTTGGAGCCTGAAATATATTCTCATTCATTGTTTATTTAACTCATTTTTTAATTTTTAGCTGAAAGTTAGCTCAATAAAGCTTATTTGTATCACCTTACTTTATTTCTGCAAACCCCTCCCTCTGAGAATGGGGAAATCAAGCAGACCATTGACATAACTGAAACTGACACTAAAGTACAAAATTAAGCATAAAGGAGCTTCTTTATGGCTCGGTATTTTCTATGTTTTATACCCTTTTGAGAACTCATTAAAGGCCATTCACTTAACCCTTCTCGTCAGTGGATAGACTAAGCTCACTTTGACCTCTGATATCAAAAGCGGTTTTTTGTACATATTTTCACACTAAATAGCATCAAAAAATCAGTTGTAGCTTGAAAAACCGGCAGCCATTGAACACCCAAAGGAGAATGAAAAGTGGGCGAGCGCTATTTCCTTTCGGTATTGTATTCACACTCATGGCCGCCGTAAAACTTAAACTACTTTGAGGAAGGGGCCCCCTGGTAACTTATCGCGGAGCTGTTCGGCATATCGGGCTACCTCTTCCAGTACTGCCTTACGCCATTTGAGCTGCTGCACCGGGGCGCCGCCGGAGTGATTCTTGCCGGTGTCGCAGTAACGGCCAAACTCCTCACCTTTGGGGGTTAGCTCCCAGCGTTTCTTGCGCGGCTTGTATTCCACATGCTTCTGGAGCCCCATCCGCTGTAGGATGGCGTTGAACTCTCGGGCACTCATTTCGTACGCTTTACCCAATTCCGATGGGGTATAGAGAGGCTCGTTGTTCTCAGCCTCCAGGTGGGTTACCCCCATCAGCTTCATTGGGCTGATGCCGGTGGTTTCTTCCACTACCCGATTAGCCAGTAAGATTGCCTGGTTACCCTTCATGCCCATTCGCTTGGCTAACCCGTGGGCAGCGCCAAATGAGCGGTTGGCCACTATCAACAGCTTGTCACCTGATAACTCTTCTTTAGGTTCACCGTATTGACCCGTCTTTCGAATGCTGGGCAGGACTTCATGAGTTACCCAGCGTTTGAACGCTTTGGCTTCAGCTTTCTGGCTTGTCAGGATTACCGAGTACAAACCCGCCTCATTGATGAGGTTCACACCACGATTTCCAAAACCGCCGATCTGGCGGTTTTGAACTTCGTCATCATCCAATTTGCTAGTCATCTTATGGGCATCGGAATACCCAAGCACTTCTGCTAGATCCTTCGCGATAAACCACGGCTCACCATTCTGCTCAACAACACGTACTTGGCGGCTTTTGAAATCAAATGGAATCACGTTACTCATAATCACTCTCCTGTGGTTAATGTTCAGTACTCTGCCTTGCCGCCATACGTTCGGCGGCGTAGGTCAATCCATCCAGGACCGCGCCCTCTTCGCCACTGAGGGCATTGAGTGCGGCGTTTTTTACTGGGGAATCCGGCCATTCCAGAATGCGCTGGCGGGCCAGGTTTAAATACTGCAATTCGCGCAATTGCTGGACATGAGCCGGCTGTAGCGCTGGTTGGGAGTGATTAACTGTGGAGATTGCGTGGGCACTGGCCATGGGAGGGCCTCCTGAGAAGTTTTAGTTCCTAGCGGCTGCCAGTTAGTAGCTGGCAGCCGGGTCTCAACTAGAGCCTTCTCAGAAGCTCCGGGCCTATTCCCCCAGAAGGGGTCTTGTATTACGCCTCTCGACCCGGCTATAAAAGCTAGGCGTGCCAAATTGCAGGCACAAAAAAACCGCGAGGCTGTCGGGTGCGGTAACCGCTGAGAATGTTCTAGTTCTCTCAGTGTCCACCAACCCGCACGGAGCTGTCAAGCCCCCAGCCTGCGGTTAGGCTACCCCTGTCCCAATCTCCGTTTAATCACTCCAAATATATGGTTTTCTATACAGCCCGCTACCGCAGGCAATAAAAAACCCCACCAGCGATGACTGGTAGGGTTTTTTGTTGCTACTTAGGCGGTAGTAGCGGTTAACGCCGCGATAACAGGCCGTAGCAAGCGTAGCTTGCGGAGGTCCGGCCGTTTGCGCAGCAAGTGACGTAGTTAATTGTCTTGTTATGAATTTTGAACACTACCCAACCTTTGATTAACCAACCAGCCACAAATGCCAGATGGGATAATTAACACAAAGAACAAAAACACACCTGCTTTTGGGTCAGATGGAAGGCCCTTTATGACCAATGCGACAAGCAGCACAGCAACACCACTTAGCACACCAGATGTGTAACCTGGCAAGTTGCGACGCCCGATTAACAGCGCAATAGCCAAGTTAAATGCCCAAGCGATTAAAGCAGGCAACAAACCCACCACATAACCAAACCCTAATATTTTCAATGGAGACGCTCCACCTTGCACGGAAAATAGCATAGAGCCGATAAACGGCCCCACAATTACAAACACGAAGAGCGAATAGAAAATGGGTCCTATAATCGTAATTTCCTCAGAGCTGACTCAGTAGTGGTAGGACAGCCGGTTACCCTAACTGCCCCCACGCAGATCCGGACGTGCGGAACTACCGCATCCGGCTCTTCAGTAATATATTCGCTCGTGTA